CTGCATAAGTTCCTGCGTAGCCTGGCGCCCAGCCTGAATTTGTTGCGCCTGAAATTCCGCGTCAGCGTGCAGATGCGCCTGATCGGCTTCCGCTTTTCCGGTATTGGCGTCGGGCCATGGAATCGGCTGAATGTATCCAGGTTCGCCGGGCTTTTTATCTTGGGGACGATGCGTAATTTCCGCTTCGGCGCGCTGCTGCTCAACGGCGTAACGCTGCTTTTCTCGTGCTTCATCGTATGCTTCCTGACGAGCGCGACGCTCTTTAGCAATTCCGATGAGGCCGGCTTCAGCAATGGCAGCTTTGTCGTGAATCTCCTGCAGATTCTCTTCGTGCTCTTTGCCACGCTTATCCTGCGCAATTTTGTCCGTTTCTCCTTGCAGTCCTTGTCTATATTTTTCATCTTTTACAGAGTAGTAATCGAAACCAGATCCCAAGAGAAACGACGCCGCAAAATTGCCGGTACCGGAAAAATTCGCCTTTTTGGCTTCGAGTTGCGCGAGCTGGTGGTTGGCCTCCGTCAATCCTGCATTCAGCTCGTTCAAACCCGCATGTTCGTAAAAGTTCTCCGAGGCCGCCTTTGCCGCCTCGCTGTTATAGCGTTTCATCGCGCCGTCGACGTCGATGAACTTCTCGTAGAATTTTTTGATGCCGGCAATCGCCTCGGTGAAGATCATCGCGCCAATCTGAATGGCGCCTAAGCCGATCATGACGGTTGAAAGCGCGCGTAACGCAGTCTGGGCTACCGCGCTTCCCGCAATGATTTTTTGGAATGCGCGCGGCATACGAATACCCAATTCTTCTGTCAGGAGGCGAACTTGCTCACGAGATTCATTGGCGCCTTTGCCAATCCCCTCCATCCCTTCGCGCACTTTGCGGCCGCTGCCGACGCCGGCATTCCCAAGCCGATCTAGATTGCCCGTCACATCCTGAATCACCTTGCCGGAATTCACGTCGGTAACCTGAATCCGGATCTCGACCGCTGAGGAGCTTACCGCCATGTTTTATTTAGCTCCTTTCCGTCTGAACTTGGCGCCGCAAGCCGAGCACTCTTGTCCGTAACGATTGCGTTGCCGTGCCCCGCAGGCCGAGCACGGTGGATGCGCGAAATTGAAATCGGCGCGGGCGCGATCGAGTGCGACCAGACCCGCTGCCTCTTGCATCGAAAGCTCGGCCGGCGAGAACGCAATGCCGGCTTTGCGCCTGTCTTCGAGCCAAAGCAAATGGTTGGCCCAGGTGTAATAGCCCGGAGAAAGCGTGCGCTTGGGAATCTGCTGCAACAATCGCCGCTTGGTCTCCGGATTGGCTCCGGCCGTCTCGCGCTCAATTTGCACGCGCGCGAAATCCTGCTCAAAGATTTCATTGAGCGCGAGAACCATGCCGTCCTGGTCGCGGGCCGGATCAAAGCTCACTTCTCCTCAGCCAACTCGGGCAGCGCGGGAGCGAAGAGCTGTTCGGCCGCCGCCACCTTGTGATAGCTATCCATCGAGCTGATGATGGAAGCGCGATCAGTCGGCTCATCGCTGCCAACCGCATAGCCTTCCGTACTCTCGATCAGTTCGTCGTAGAGGTCGATCAACGTAGACTGCGCACCCAGCCACTGCGTTTTGCTGGTGCGGGAGCCGCCCACAATCATCGAGCGGCTTATGGCGCGCTGGTAGCGTCGCTGGTGTTCGGCCGTAGGCGTGTGGAATAAATGCCGCAGGCCGCTGTACTCCTGCATAGCGCCGGATGCGTCAGCGCCCCAGCGGGCGCGTAGAACGACCGTTTCGCTGCCAAGCTGAATAGGAGCATCGTCGGTATCTGCATCGCGTGATACAGCCACCAGTGCATCGGCAACGGCCAGCCGATGGCTCATCGGCAAAAGTTGTTGCCAGTGCTCGCGCGCAGTCACGGAGGCGTTATCGCCGGTGACGTAGCCCGTGGCGTCGATCAACGCGGTTTCTGCCAACTCCAGGCGGGCAGAACGCGCGTCGTACACCTCGATGAGCTTGCCCTGCTGGTTTTCGCTGGTTGAAACGATGCCGTCGAAGTAGCGCAACCATTGCGCTTTGGTGATGACACCTACGGTGAGCGTGTATTTGGTTCCGCGATCCGTAATCGGGATAATGCGCGGCTTGTCAAGATCAATAACTGACATAGAGTCCTTCCTTTGAATTGTTTGGATTTCCCCACGGCGGGGAGAGAGAGGAGTGAAGGACTCCGTACAGCTTGAGATCCGCGTAGCCGATTGCGAATCTCAGGCCCGGCGAAGCGGTGCCGGGCCGAGAGAGGCGATGCTTAGGCGGCCACCAGATAGGCGGCAACGTCGTTGACGACCGAGACCGAAACCGGGGCTACGCCCGCAGCCTGGTAGCAGGTAGTTTCATCGGCTTCGATCTGCCATATCACCATCTCGCCGTCGAAGCCGAGCTTGGTGGTCTTCAGGTGTGTTTCTGGAATCGAGATCTGCAACTGCGCATCAGACGCGGTTGGTACGTTCAGCGTGAATACGCACGCCGTATCGGCCAGGAACAGGCTGTAGATGTCGTCGGTATCCTTGGCCGCGATCGTTGTTGAGATCGAGAACTTCGGATTGCCTTTACGAACGAACAGGCCATAGAGGCCACCGCCAGGACCACGGTGCACGGTGAGCTGATTCTCGGCCTTGAAGGTCGTGTTCATGTGGCGTCCGGTGAAAGTGGTTCCCGCTCCTACGGCTCCGAAGGCCAAAACAGCATCCGAGTTCAGCAAATAAGTCTCGGACGGCGCTGCGGGCAGCGAAGAGCCGAGCGCGCCCGAAGTCTGAATGCCGGTGCCCATCATCGACATTTCGGCCATAATTGCGCCGATGTCGTTGATGGTCAGCGTGAGATCGTTCACGCACATGTCGGGGCACTTGTACTTCACGTCGGCCGTGTCTTCGCAGTAGATCGTTGTCGGTACGGCCGTGCGCGTGCTCTCGTCGAAGGAGAAAACGTGTGTGTATGGCGCAGCGGCCCCCGTCACTGTCTCTTTGCCCATCAGGAAAGCGAACATCCAGCCGGCGAGCCAGGGGGAGAGCTCCGCCTTGAAGCCGCTGAAATCGGTATCAAAACTGGTGATCTGGCCGTTGGTGGCAAACGACGTACCCTTGCCGGCATAGGATTGATCGGTGCGCCGGCCAGGCTTCCGGTCAACAATTGCCGCCCCGTCAAAACGCTGACGGTAGGTGAGAGCTGCATCGGCCAGTGCGGTATTCCACGCCGTCTGCTTGTTTGCGCTCAGCAACAGGTTGCGTAGAAACTTTGGCTGCGATTCGAAGTTGTACGGTCCCGCCATGTTATTTGGCTCCTTTTTGCTTGGCTTCGTCCGGCTGTGCGATTAGCTTGGCTTTATCCGGCTGCGCGGCGTCGGCCACTACTTGGAAGATTGGCGTGCCTTGATGCTTTTCAAGCGAGAGAACGCGCGCCCACTCGCTCGTCAGCACGCGCTCGGAAGCGCCGGGCTGAAACAGATAGCTGAAATGCAGAGTGGTGATGCGCAGCGCACCGTTAGCGCCGGCCATAGCTGCGCCTTCCTTGCTCAATTCGATATTTACGAAATCCGATTGCACCATCGCCAGCTCCTATCCGTTCGCGCCACTGAATTGCGCGATCGCTTCCACGCCGAATACGACCGAATAGAGCTGATCCACAGGCCCTTCGTCCGTATCGACCAGCCGGACCGCAACCAACGTGATCGGCATCGTTTTGCTTCCATCCGCCAGCGTCAGCCGGGCTCCGGCGATCTGATCCTGCACCGTGGCCACCAGCACCAATGTCTGGCGCCGCTGATCGGTTTTGCTGCGTAAAGACGACTCAAAGCAGAGCAGCTCAAATTGCTGCTTTGGCTGATAGGTCAGCCGCTTGTTGTCATGCAGTGGATCGTAATCGGCACCTAAATACCTCACACGGATGCATGGAGGCCGCAATGTGAGCTGCCCATCAGCGTTGAAATCAGCGTCGCCGAGCGACTCAACCTGAACTTTCGATCCATAAGCCGACGGCAGCACGTCGAGCAGCAAAGCGATCAGCGCTTTCTCGACATAATCGATGCGGAAGGTGGAACTCACTGCCCACCTCCCAGCGCGGCTTGTGCCCGCGCCTTGGCCACATACCTTTCGGCAATCCCCTTGATGCGCGCAGGATCTTCTGGCCGAAAAACCAGATAGGGCCGCGGCGGAATGTTCTGGTGGCGGCGGTGCGCGCCAACAACCACTCGGCGCGCATTGCGCGGTCCCTGGATGCGGCGCCGGCCGGCGTGGGGCAGATGACCTGTCCCCAGTTCGGCCGACAAGCGGGAATAGCTGAAACCGCCTACATTAACCACCGCCTCCGATTCGGCCTTTGTCTGCGGGCCAATCGCCACACCGCGATCGCGCGAGCCGAATTGATGTACCGCGGCATAAACCAAGTTCGTGCCGATAATCACTTCGCCCGGTTTCCGCTGATAGACGCTAATCGAATTCAGCAATCGACTGCTGCGGATCAGCAATTTGTGGCCACGCCCGTAGATTTTGGGATTGCTCTTGATGGTTGAGGCGGCCAGCGGAACCCACGATCCCGAAGGCGAGCCCTGTTCGCGGAAGGTACGACGCACAGACACGAGCTGCGACATGCCGATTTCCTTCATCAGCTCGGCATTCTGATCCAGCGAAAGCGCGAACCGGCGCAGGCCGACCACGACTTTGCCATCATCGACTTGGACGAAATCTCCCACTAAACAAATCCCTCGATCTGCGAATCGCTGAAGCGCAGATTGCGATCCTTATCGGAAAGCTCCGGCCCGGCGATCGAAGATTGCGTTGCCGAAGAACTTGCAGGTTGATCGAGCGAAGCCTTCGACGTGGCGATGTCCTTCAAAAATGCGATCGCCTGGCTATAACGCTCTTGCGCCGTTTCGTTCGTCGGCGTCTCGCGCCGGCGCGTGAAGAGGATGTAGATCGCGATGTCGAGCGTCAGTGATTTCACATCCTCGGACGCTTGCAACGGCGTGACGTACCGCGCGCGGCAATAGCTTTCAATACGCCCCGACGCTTCGTCGAGCGCCTTGCCAGTGATCGAGGCCACGATTTTTTTGCCGGCGTCCGAGGTCGGATCAACGTCGGGATCGTCGATCGTCAACTCGTTCAGATCTTTCTGCGACATGCGCAGAGGGACCAAGTCGTCTTGGGTCGCGTAGGCCACTTACTTCGCGGACTCCACAAACGGCTTGACGGTGCCTTTCGGCAGCGCTTTGACTTCGTCGTCAGTCAGCTCGATCTTGGCGCCGGCGGTATAGTGCTTGCCGTCGTGCCGCAGATTGCCCACCGCGACATACGTGCGCGTTTTTACAGCCTTTGTCTCTTCCTTTTGATTCGCACTCATCGATTTCATCTCCTTCAGATTGATGCCGCCAACGGGGCGGCACCGACTAACCTCCGCCCCGTTTTGCTCTCGTGTTTACTGCTCGTGTTTTGGTTTATCCCTCAATATCGCCGGCCACGGTGCCCATCGTCGGCGTGGCCACGGCGTTCAGAATCGGAATCGCCGTTTCCGTCGCTGTCACTTCGAGGCCGTAGTACCAGTCGATCGACTCCCAGGTCGCCTTGGAATCGCGGTAAGGATCGGGAAACTCGATCACGCCATAGCCATCGACGGTGTTCGGAGGCGGCGCAATCGTGTTGCCCTGGCCATCGGTGCCACCGGACCAGACAAAGGTCTTGACGCAACTAATGTCGTCCATTGTGGGCGCGGCTTGCGCATAGGCAAGCAGCGCATTGTTGCCCCAGACCCAGCTCGCCGTATTCGCCTTGTCGAGCATGATTGCGCTGGCCTTCACCACGGGAACTCCGAAGACGCTCGAAAGCATCTCCATCGTGATAAGTCCGCCCGAGTTCGTGTACTTGAAGCGGTCGATAATGTCGGGGTGGTTCACCAATGCGGTGGCGACAGGATCGGAGAGCAGGAGCGTCATCTGGTTATCCTGCACGCCAGACTGCCGCAGAAGAGCCTTATAACCCTCCATCACCTTGATCGGATGCGAGCCGTCGCTGCCCGTGTTCGGCGTCGTCGGATACGAATCCCACGTAGAAGTGCCCGAAAGCGTGACACCATTCGGGAAGTTAGCCGTGCTCAGCATGAGCTTGGCGATTTCGACCTCGCGTGCGAGCAGGATCTGATCCGTTAGTTGCTGTACGAGTTGCTTCTTGGTGGAAAAGCCCAATCCCAGGCCGTAAGCCTCGGACTCTTCGGGAACCTTGCCCGACAGCGCGTGCGACTTGCACATGTACGGCGAAACGGAATAGCTACGCCGCACAGTGGTCGGCCGATCGCCGGGAGCGCGCTGTGTCGAACCAGGCACACGCCAGTTGTCGCGGTTCCAAACCACGTATTGGTAGCTCTGACGAGCCACAGGCACGCGCGGCGCGAAACGATCGCCCACGAGCGCATTGTTGCGGAATTCCTTGGCGAAGTTGCTCAACGCAACATTCAAGGTTCCGACCGGCATGTTTCCTACATAGCCGCCCATTTAACTTTTCCTCCTGCCCTCGCGGGACAAAATCGCTCACACCACACAAAATGCCAGTACCGACGGCGCGTTAAGCCTTGACGGCGCCACACGGGGCGATATTCGCGGTAATGAAATCGCCCGCGTTGGAATTCCCCGACAGCGCGCGGCCCACGATTTGGT